GGAGGGGCTAGAACCTTGAGAATGGTGTAGTTATCGCTGTTGGCCTGCTTGACCTTGACGTCGTGAGTAGTATATCCCTGAGCCTTCAGGGCCTCGACGGCGGTCTTCAAAGACGTCGACGAACACTGAAGGTTCTGCTCAACGCCGAGACCGTACTCGATGAACTTCTTCTGCTTCACCTCGTCGGCCAGAATATCCTTGACCCGGGTGATCTCGTCCTTGCGGTATGATGCGTTGGGCTTGAGAAGCTCACGAACCGAGGACTCGTTGAGTCCCATGCGTCGACCGATCTCTGTGTTGGGCAGACCGGCGTCCTTGAGACGGGATGCTCGAGAAATATCGCCTGCCTTCTTCTCGGCACGAGCGATGCTGTTCAGAGCACGGTACTCGGTGGTGCTCATACCCCAGGCCTTGGCAATATCGACCTCGGACATGCCCTGAGCCTTGAGTTTGTCTCGCTCGGCGAGGAAGCCCTGGGCTGACTGATATGGATCCTTGCCAGATCCCCAAGGGTAGCGACCCGAGTGTCGTTTAGTCCCGTAGTGTTTGAGGATATCGGAGGGCATCAGTTCTCCTCAGTCTTGATCTCCTCGATGAGCTTGTCAAACCAGACGATCTTGTCCATGATATGAGCGATGTCGTCTGGCTGCGGAGTGTCGACCAGAATATCGTCGTTCTGGTAGATGCGGGTCTCGACGTTGATCTCGCCGGGCAACTTCTCGTACTCCAGGCAGAACAGTGCTGCGTAGATATGAAGCTGGACCATGTTGACACGAGTCACGCCGGTCTTGAGGTCGTGGATGCGGAGAAGATGCTTCTTCTCGTCGAAGCCAATGGCGTCGGCGGTACCGAATGCGTTCTCGCTGTGATATAGCACGACCTCGGGATCAAGACCGTAGCCAATGGCGTCGTTCACGTAGGCGTTGAAGGTGGCCTTGTTCCTCGGCATCCGCATCTTTAGGCGAATATGCTCTGCGGCCAGGGCGTGAAGCCTGGTCCCCATCGCTGCTGCCTGTGCTGTCCTGAACGCCTCGCCCAGCTTCTCGTCGTCGTAGTTGACCCAACTGTGCTTGCTGGCGCTCAGAAATGCGTGCAGGCCCTCCAGCCTTGAGTGTACGTTCCAGTTCATCGAGCGTTCCTTTCTCGTTCTCTGGGTATATGAATGATGCGAAGGACCATTCGCCGAGCTTGTCGATGAAATGGTCCTGGTTTGGTCGGTGAGCAGCGTCAGCGCTTCTCTTGACCTCGAGCGCGGCCCACTTGGATCCGAATATGACGATCAGGTCGGGTATGCCCTGATTGTGGTTCGGGTCGTTCTTGAGGATGAGGCAGCCAGGAAGGCGTTCCTCGATCCTGGATATGAGTCCGCGCTGGTAGTCGCGTTCGAGCATGGGGTCTATCCTCGAATCAAGAATTATGCCCACGGTTGGCCCTGGCGCCGCATGTGTCGGTACTCGTAAGTTGTTTGAGTTTACTATGCGGTGTTGAGGTAGCGTAGTTCGGGCCAACCGTGGGAAGCTGTGGAGAAGGCGGGTCGAAAATATAGAAGGCCCAACTCCTTCATTAGGATGCATGTTCGCGACGCGGTCTATTGTACATGTCGTTGAGACTTGCATCAGGACTGCATGTACAATAGAGTGCATGTACAATACTTGCCATTTGCCAACCAAACCCTGTATACTCTCTATATATAAGAAAATTTACTCAACTCCTGGTAATCAGAACAAAACTGGCAAATTGGCAAAATGGGGGTATAAACGTTGAAATTGCAACGAAAAGTGCTTGCCAGATCGTTTGCCACCCCCGTTTCAAAACTGGCAAATCGCCCCAAAACTGGCAAAATTTGGCGCACGTGTATAGTACAGATTCTGGCCCGTTTCAAAACTGGCAAAAAAACTGGCAAACGCATGCGTCACTCCAGTCACACAAACACCAGAATCGTTGCCCACCCGCCATACCAAGTGGTACAACGGGTGGTACAACAATCACCTCAGAGAGTCGTAAAAACCCCTCTCATTGAAGATCTCCTTGACCCGAATCGCCCTCGAAATGGCCTGATCGATGGGTGACTGGCTCTTCAGGTAGTAGTAGTTCAAGACTGAATAAGGAGTGTTCAGCCTGTCGATTCGCCCCTCACACTGCTCCATGACCTTCCATGAGTAGTTCTGAGAGAAGAATATCATCGTGTCACAAGCGGTGCAGTTCCAAGCTTCTGCACCAGCTGTGTATTGCACAAGGTATACCCATCGCTCACCTTCCGGCAAGGGTTCATGCTTGTGTCCGTTGTACTCAGCGATTGGTACTCCAAGAATATCCCCTAACGACCGCAGCATGAAGAGCTCATAGTCGAAATTATAGAAGACGATGACCCTAGGATGCTGCTCGCAAAGTTCCCTAACCGCCACAAGTCTCACAGGATCCTCATTCGTCACCCTTCTCAAGACATGACAGAGACCTCCCGCGTTCTTGATGGGCTCTTCCTTGTACGGATCGAAGCGGTACTTCTGGATCGTACGATATGGCTTCTCCTCGTAGGATACCGGGACGTCCGTCCGCTTCTTGGTCGTCTTCTTGATGAAAGGCATGTCGACGAGGACCCTCTTACGAAGCCGCAGCAGCTTCCCTTGCCCTAGATATCGCTCAAGACGAGGATAGCCCGCTCTGTAGTTGAACTGGCAGTGCTCCCTCTCGAACTGGGTGCGGTTCTTGAAGAAGCCGTTTGCGATAAATACCGGGCAGTAGTCCATCCAGTTATCACCAGGCGTGCCAGACAGCATGATCCACTCATTACAGCGAGCCATCTTGACAAATGTCTTGGCCCATTTGCCACTGCCGATGGCTCTCTGCTCATCGAATATGATGAAGGAGTCACGGATGTTGTTGTAGTTACTGATGTTGTTCCACGAATCGACCGTCGTGTAGTCCGTCAGCCCATACATCGAGACATCCCCCTGCCAATCAAGATCATCCCTCTTGCGAGCAGTGGTGATTATATATAACCTGGGTCCTTCGGCAAGCCGCCTCGGAAGATCGGCCGGATGCCGCACCCCCAACACTCTCTCGACGTAGTACTGGAGGGCGACAACCGACTTCCCCGAGCCCGGCTTACCGGTCAATATGCACCCGTTCCTCAGGTTCTTCACCGCTTCGACCTGATGGGGCCACAGATCAACCGGTCCCAAGGCTCACTCCCTCTTGATCTGGATGCAGACGAGGGGGGCGGACATACTCATGGATTCGATCGGAACCTCTTTGAATATAACCCTGTCTTCGTTGACGTCACGAATGGACACGGCGGGTCCGCCCTCCTTTAGAAAAGTCCAGATATCGAATAGGCCTTCCTTCTCGTAGAGAACCTCACCCCCATTGATGATAGTCAGAAGGATCTTCTCTGCGGGTATCATGATGCCTCCTCGGCCCGAATGGTGATGTACGGCGCTTTCGTGGACATGATTTTGATCGGGAGGTCTTCGAATATGTGCTCCTCGGTGGTGGTGTTCTGAATGGTCACTAGGGTTTTGCCATTCATATTGACGGTCCAGATATCGAAGCAGCCTGGTTCCTCGTAGATGACCTTGGCTCCCTGGAGGATGATCAGAATAACGAATTCTCTCGATGGCATGTCAGTTTATCTTCCTTTCAATATCGTACAACGACGGCCTCATCCAGATGGTCGTCAGATGATTGACGTCGTCCTTCTGCTCCCACTCGCGAGCCGAGAAGGTCATGACGCCTCCGTCAACTAACCGGAAATACCAGACAGTCCAACCGGTCTCGTCGTACTCAGCCCACCGTTCGGTGAATTCCGCTCGCCGAATGTCATTCCCGTACTCCCAGATCAGGATATATGGATCATGCCCGTCGTTGTGCGGGCTCCTGTACTCGCTCACCACAGAACTCCTTGGTAGATAGTTTCCCATTTGCGTCGCTTGGCGTCCCACGCCCTCTTCATCGAGTCGCTGTGAGACTCCAGGAAGAGATTTGAGAGCCTGTTATCCGTCAGGTCACCATTCAGGTGGGCGACCCGCTGCAAGGGCTCCAGAGGGCCGTTGAAGGCCTCCCAGACTAGCTTCTGGACATACTTCGTCCGTCTAATCCCACGATCCCACAGGGTTACCTGGACATACCCGTTAGCCCTAAGGCAAGGCGTAAGAATCTGACCAGTCGAGATACGACGAATCCTACCGAGATCGCTGACCTCAATATCATCGATGATGCTGTCCTTAAATGTCTCAGTAGGAGCCGATTCGGCAGTTCTGGGGGATTCCACTCTCCCTCTCTCCTTTCACTCCATCGACCATGTGGATATAGTACTCGACTGGCATGTACTCCTTTCCGTCCTCCTCGATGATGGGCTTGTACTTCGGTCCGTCCTTCTTATCACCCTTGGGTGGAAAGTAAGGGTACTCGTCACTCAGATACAAGTTGTCCAGGGCGCAGTTCCAGACATTGCCGTCTTTGTGGCAGAGATAATGCGAGTTGACCTTCTCTCCCATGAACGTCTCCCAGACGGTGAAAGCAACCGGGAAGGTTCGGCTCTCTCCGTCGACACGAACTGAGAACATAAGGTTGGTCCTGCTCGGAGGCATCATGGGCTTGATTCGGTGAAGGGTCTCCATGTTGATCAATTCGCCACCCTTGCTGATAGCAAAGCCCGGCCAGCGATCCAGAGGCGTGAACTCCTCGTTCAAGTCCTTCAGATATAGGTTCTCCAAGGAGCAGTTCCAGGGATCGCCGTCTACATACCGAACCTCGTGCATGAATGGGATCTCGCCATGGAAATGAGTCCAGATGATCTTGCTGAGGAGCTGAACCCGGTAGCGATGTCCTTTGTAAAAACGGATCTGCGGAAGACCGTACCGGGACGTCCGGACAGGTATAAGCTTGCCTGAGCGTTTCCCGTAGACAGTTCCGTCCTCTCGGATATCGTAGATGTTCGGATCGGGCATCGGGTTAGGCGTTGCCATCAGTAGCCTCCTCCACGAGACGGTATGCAGAAATCATGTCGTCAGCTACTCCGAGTAGCTCCTCCTTGTGCCAGG